AGGACACTTCGGTGGTGGAACTGTAAAGAAAGGAGCCGTAATGGAAGCACGAGCACATCGTCGCACCAAGAGAGCTCTTACAGAGACCAAACGCAAAGCTCGTTTGGCTAGCAAAAAAGCTCGAGCTGCAAAAGCTGAGTTGAAAGAATCAAACTTATTCAATGCGAAATTGTTGTATGTAAATAAATTGATGCAACAGCATACCTTGAACAACAAGCAACAGCGTGCAATTATCGAGGCGATGGACAATGCCAAGACTCAACGCGAAGCCAAGTTGCTGTTTACTTCATTAACAGAATCTTTGAACCGTAAAGTTGCAAAAGCTGGTTCTAAGTCTCTAAATGAAAACGCTTCAAGAACCGGTAGTTCTAGCAGATCACTTCAGTCGGGACAGGCATCTCGCGGAAATGGAGTTGAGTTGGATCGTTGGGCCGTTCTTGCTGGTATTCGAAAATAACTTCAAACAAATATAAAGGAGAATGACAATGTCATTTACTATGAAAACTTTGACCGAAGGTATCCGCCAGCGTCACATGGGTGCTCAGCATCAACGATTGACTGAAAAGTGGAACCGTACCGGTCTCCTTCGTGGCCTTAATGGTTATAGCCGCGAAAACATGAGCGTATTGCTTGAAAACCAAGCTGCTCAACTTCTTCGTGAAACCAATACTCTTGGTGGAACTGGTGGAAATTCTAGCGCTGCTGGCGACATCCGAGGATTCCAAAATGTAGCATTCCCAATCGTACGTCGTGTATTCGGTGGATTGGTTGCTAACGAATTGGTATCTGTTCAACCTATGTCTTTGCCTTCAGGTCTTTTGTTCTACTTAGATTACACTTACGGATCTTCTGTTGGTGGAGCAGACCAAACCACTGGATCTGCAAATGATTCTTCATTGTATCCATCAGGACAATCTATCTATAACAATCCTACAGGGAAAGGTATCCAATCTGGATCTCTTGCAACTGGTGGACACTTCGACCTTCTAGGTTCTGGTTTCTCACGTGAGCATGACTCTGTTATCACTTTTGCTGATACTGGCGATACAGCTGTACCAGCCACTGGTGAGATGGCTTTCATCGATACACTTCCTGCTACTGGTGTACCTACGTTTGCTACAACAGCTACTGGTTTTGCTGCAGCTGCAGTGACAGGCCTGGTTGGCCTCTTGGTTGACTTCGATGACGCATTGATCTCTCACTTGACAGCGAATGCTACAGCAAGATTGCATTTTGCATTGATTCTTGCTTCTGATCTTACAAGTGCTGACTTGACTATGATCAACGATGTTGCACTTGTTCAGAACAATGCTGGCTTGTTCACTGCTGCTCCAGCTGCATTGCAAATTGGAACAAATGTTGTTTCTCTTCGTAGACACACCAAGCGAGTGAACATCGACAGTAATACAGGCGTTATGACTGTAGATCCTCTTGGTGGTGCTTATATTCTTCTTCCGTTGATTGATGTTGCTACTAAAGATTTTGCTACTGTCCTTGCTGCCAACGATGGCTCAGTCACTTATCCAAAAGGGTCTATCCTCGACATCGGTGATAACGGTGATGCATTGACTGTTCCTACTTTCGAACACGATGGTTCTACTTTCTCTGAGTCTCCAACAATCCCAGAAATCGACATCAAAATTGAGTCTTTGGCTGTGACTGCTGTTTCTCGTAAGTTGAAAGCTAAATGGTCTCCAGAGCTTGCTCAAGACTTGAACGCTTACCACTCATTGGATGCTGAAGTTGAATTGACTCAAATCCTTTCTGAGCAAATTGCTTTGGAATTGGATCGTGAAGTTCTGAATGACTTGTTGACTCAAGCTAACGGTGCAAACCTTTTCTGGTCACGTGCTCCTGGTAAGTTCGTAAACAAATTGACTGGTGCTACGATCACTCGTAATGCATCTAGCTCAACTGCCTTTGAGCCTGGACCACAATTCACCGGTACAGTTCGTGATTGGTACGAGACTTTGGTTGAAACCATCATCGATGCTGGAAACATCATCCACCGTAAAACTCTTCGTGGCGCAGCAAACTTCATCGTTATCGGTCCTGACGTTGCTACTATCTTTGAGTCTTCAGTAATGTACAAGCCTACTTACTCAATCGACGGTCAAGGACAAGTTGGCGGTTTGAGCATCGGTGCTGAGAAGATTGGTTCATTGTCAAACAGATTCGCTGTTTACAAAGATCCTTACTTCCCACGTAACAAAGTACTTGTTGGATACAAAGGTGGTTCATACCTCGAGACTGGATACGTCTATGCTCCATATGTACCTCTGATTGTTACTCCTACAATCTTCGCTCCTGAGGACTTCACTCCTCGTAAGGGTGTGATGACTCGTTACGGTAAGAAGATGGTTCGTTCTGACTTCTACGGAACTGTAACTTGTTTGGACATGAACATCATCTAATCTAGGTGAGTTCTTCCATATAAGGGAAC